CATCACCGCTGAGGCACTTAGCGACACCGAGGTTGAGCTTCTCATTGACCAGGAGCGTGCGTTCTCGGTCAACATCGACGACGTAGACGCAGTTCAGGCTGCTGGCTCGTTCGACGCATGGGTTGGTTCTGCTGGTAAGGCTCTCGCAGAAGACGCTGAAGAGTACGTCATTGCACAGCTTCTCGCTGGCGCAACCTCGGCTCAGGAGTCCACTCCTGTTGCTGTTGACACCTTCGCTGAGGCTAAGGCTGCTCTTCAGAAGATCCGTACCATGATGGCTAAGGCTAAGGTTCCAACTGCTGACCGTTTTGTCGCAGTAAACCCTGCCTTCGCTGACCTGCTCGTTGGCGGTCTGTCCGATGTTGCTCTCGCTGGTGGTTCTAACGAACTCCGCAACGGTCAGGTTGCACGCCTGTTCGGCATGGACGTCATCGAGACTCCTGCTTTCGCAGAAGCAACTAAGGCTGTTGCTGTGGGTTACCACGCAAACGCTGCTGCTTTCGTTTCGCAGATTGACAAGGTTGAGTCTCTTCGCAACCCAAGCAAGTTCGCAGACATCGTTCGCGGTCTGAACGTATACGGCGCAAAGGTAACCATTCCTACCGGCGTTTACAAGTACGTCTCGGCCTAAGCCAAAACGTATGGGTGGGGGTCGACTTCGGTCGGCTCCCACCTTCACACAACTGAATAATTTTTTCACCTTATACGAAAGGCGCGTGAATGGCTCTCGCAACTATCGCAGATGTTGAGGCTCGTCTTGGACGTGAACTCACTACTGCTGAAGAGGCAAAAGCAACCGCCTGGCTTGAGGATGCTTCCGCACTTTTCGTCAACAGGTCAGAACAAAAGTTTGAAGTCAGCGAATCAACTGTTCGCCAATTCCCTAAAGACGGGGTGATTCGTCTCCTGCAACGTCCCGTGATTGACATTGTGTCTGTCACTGACATCAATGGTGGGGAAGTGGACTACACATGGGACGGACGTCAGACACTCTTTGACCTTTGGACGACACTGCCCATTGTTGTCAACTATGAACACGGCTCCGCAGATATTCCTGCCGACGTTGTTGCAGTAGTTGCTGGCATGGTGGCTCGTACCATTTCTATTGCGCCAGATGCGGCCGCAGGTATTACTAAGACAACCACTGGGCCATTCAGTCAAGAGTTTGCTTCTTGGGCTGTCGGTTCTCAGGTGATGTTGTCTCCGGCTGAACAGGCTGTGGCTGATTCTTACCGCCAGAAGCATCTTGGCACTGCATCTCTTTTGGGGAACGCGCCTTATTCGCGCCGTATCCCTGACCCTCGACACTTTGGGTGGTAACTGTGGGGGAGACAGTCACAATCGTTCGTCGCACTCTTGGCAGTGTTGACGACTATGGAAACCCTACGGCTACAACATCGGAAGTTTCGGTTTCTGGTTGCCTAGTCGGTTGGGGCATGACGAATGAGCCAGCTTTGGCTGATGCTGACCCAATAACAACCCAAATGACTCTTTACATGCCAGCTGGGACTGAAGTTCTTGATGGTGACGAGTTCATCGTTCGCGGTGACCGTTTTGTGAAGGATGGCATGGCTCAGGCATGGTCATCGATGCTGAACGTGTCTAAGGGTGTTGTTGTGATGTTGAGACGTCGCGATGGCTAGACCGAAGATTGTTTTGGACAAGTCAGCTATCAACAAGCAGTTGTTGAAGTCTGATGAAATCAAGGCTGTCGTCAATCAGCTCGCTGACGAATTAGCAATGTCGGCAGGGCCACAGTTTTATGTGATGGAGAACATGCACCGGTTCCGCTTTAGCGCGACCGTTATTGATCCGTCTGAGGATGCCCTACGCCGAGAGGCTACTGAGGGCAATTTGACTCGAGCCTTGTCTTCGATGGGTGTTGAGCGACGATTTGGAAAGAGGCGCTGATGGCAACAATTTTCCCTGATGTTGAGAAACTGCTTGTTGCACGGTTGAAATCTGCTTTGCAAGCTTCTTCACAGGCTTATGCTTCCAGCGTTACGGTTGCGACAAAGAAGCCTGGGGCTGAGGTTACGCCTTACCCGGCACGGATCGTGACGGTTCGTGTAGATGGCGGAACTTCGATTGAACGTGGCTTGACGAAGTCTGAACGTGTAGGCGTGAACGTGTTTGCAGCCAACTATTCGGATGCGTCAAGTCTTGCTCTGCTTGTTGAGGCTTTGATGCGCACATTCAACTGGGGAGACATCAAGCTGGTCAACACTTCAATGTCGCCTGTCCGTGTAGATAACGACGGCAAAGAAGAACAGCGATACCTGACTTTCGAGCTTGTCGTAAAGGCTTCAACTCTCTAATTTTCTGACCGTACTCAGAACGGGCATTGCCCAATCCCCAACCCTCGCTCCCTGTGGGGGTTTTCCCATTTCTAAAGGAGAAATCACTATGGCTTTGACAGCCGAAAACGTGAACGTGGCAGTGACCGGAAAAGTTTATGTCGCACCCACAAGCGCAACTGCACCAACTGCTTCTGACAGCACCCTGACCGGCTTCTCTGAGCTGGGCTATGTGTCGGCAGACGGCATCGAGGTCGCACACGACCGTTCCACCAACCAGATCCGTGCATGGCAGAACTCTGACCTCGTGCGTGAAGTTGTTACCGAAGCAACCACCACTTACAAGCTGACTCTTCTTGAATCCAGCGAAGACGTGATTGAAACCTATTTCGGTTCAGCAATCACTGGCGGAAAGCTTGAACTGAACCCTGCTTCTAGCGGTGGCCGCAAGTCGTGGGTTGTTGACGTTGTTGACGGTGCTGACGTTATCCGTCACTACATCCCAGCTGGCGAAGTTACTGCTGTTGAGAGCCAGACCTTCGCAAACGGTGAGGCTGTTTCCTACGGCATCACCATCACTGCCTATGCAACCGCTGGTCGCGTAGCAGACGTTTTTTACGGTGCTTTCGAAGCGTAAACCGTAAGTGAAAAATCCGGGGTCGGCGGTGTGCGGACTCGTCGGCCCCGGTTCTCTCTTTCCGCACACTCAACCGCACTAAGGAGACACAATGTCCGCTGACAAAAAGCCACACAACAAGTTCGCTTTCGAACAAGGTGGCAAACCATACTTCATTCCTAAGTTTTCTGACCTGCCAGCTGGCGCATTGCGCAAAGCTCGCAAAGGCGTCGACGACTTAGACAAAGCTTTCACCATCATTGAATATGTGATGGGTGAAGATTCCCCTGAAATCTTGGCTGTTGATGACATGTCTGTTGCTGAGTTTGGCGAGTTCGTCAAGTCTTGGACTGGCGGCACTTCAGTGGGGGAATCCTCTGGCTCTTAGAGCTTGCAGAGTCTCACCCGAGTGAGATTCGTGCAGACTTTCGGAGCCGTTACAACATTTCATGGGATGACGTCGGTTCGACGATTTCATGGCTTGAGGCTTTGCATCTTGTAAACATGCTTCTCCAAGACCCGGCATCTTGGGTTCAAGCATCTAAGAACGGCTGGAAGTATCCAGCCAGCCAAGAGTGGATGCTAATTGCCGAGCTATTCGACTTGACGCACCAGGTCAATTCAAAGAACAAGGTGAAGCCGTTGGTTCGTCCGTGGCCTGATCCGAAGGCTCAACGTCTTGGCAATGCCAAACATTCTCGAGCTGACATTCTTCGCAACCTTGACCGGATGAACAAAAAGGAGTCCTAATGGCTGGCAGTGCTATTGCAACCGCTTATGTGCAACTCGTTCCCACAACAAGTGGCATTGGGGCTGCTATCAGCAGTGAGTTCACTGGAGTTGGTGAGGCCGCAGGTCAGAACATGTCCGGCGGAATCATGTCTGCTGTGAAGAAGCTTGCAGGGCCTTTAGCGGCGGCTTTCACTATTGGTGCGGCCATTAGTTTTGGTAAAGATGCGATTCAGCAAGCGTCTGACTTGAATGAGTCTGCGAACGCTATCAAGGTCACGTTTGGTGATGCTTCTGGCGCGATTGCGACTTTGGGTGAGACTGCTTCGAAGCGTCTTGGTTTGTCTCAGTCGCAGTTCAATGGCATCGCGACTCAGTTCTCCGCTTTTGCCGGAACTATTGCTGGTGAGGGTGGCAACGTAGCTGACGTTATCGACAAGATTTCTCAGCGCGGTGCAGACTTCGCTTCGGTTATGAACCTTGACGTGAACGATTCAATGCGAATCTTCCAGTCTGGTCTTGCTGGTGAGACTGAGCCTTTGCGTAAGTACGGCATTGACTTGTCTCAGGCCGCTGTGGAGGCATATGCGCTTTCTGCTGGCATCTGGGATGGCGTCGGCACTATGTCTGAGGCTCAGAAGGTTCAAGCCCGTTACGGCTCACTCATGGCTCAGACTTCAAAGGTTCAGGGCGACTTTGCAAACACTTCTGACGGTTTGGCTAACTCACAACGTATTGCGAACGCTGAGATTGCAGATGCTCAGGCAAAACTTGGAACTTCTTTTCTTCCCATCGTCCAGGCAGTCACTGTTTTTCTTGCAGACACTTTCGTCCCCGTCTTGAATGACTTGGGAACGACTTTCGGCAACGTCTTCCAGTGGATCAATGAGAACGCCAATCTTGCCATCCCAATCTTCGCTGCTATGGGAGCAGTTTTGCTTTCGGTATTGGCTCCAGCTATTTGGGGAGCTGTCACAGCGACTTGGGCTTTCACGGCTGCTTTGCTTGCTAACCCCATCACTTGGATTGTGTTGGCTATCGGTGTTCTCATTGGTGCAATCGTTTTGCTTGCAATGAATTGGGACACGGTCGTCAAGTGGATTACTGATGTTTGGGGCGGGTTCGTTGGTTGGCTTCAGCCTGGTCTAAAAGCTATTGGTGACGCGTTCACCTCAGTCTTCAATGGCATTGGCAAAGTTATTTCTGGCGTATTTGAAGGCATTGTCTGGGTTATCAAGACCTACATCAACACCATTTTGAAAGTTATCAATGCAGTTATTGATGGGCTGAACGGTGTTGGAAGCTTCATTAGTAAAGCGACCGGCGGAACCATCGGGTTCAAGCTGGGCAAACTGCCTCTGCTTGCTGAGGGTGGAACTATAACGGGTGCTGGAAGTGTCATTGTGGGCGAGAAAGGCCCTGAGATGTTGAACCTGAACCGTGGAGCGTCTGTTGTTCCGCTTGATAAGGCTTCAGGGCAAACAATTGTTTACAACGCCGCACCAAACACTTCGCTCGATTCTGAACAAGCATTATTCAACGCAATGAGAAGGGCAAAGGTCGTCGGATGGTAAACGTCACACTTTCACTGGTTGGCGCGAACGGCGACGAAGTTTTCTTCACCGATGACGGCGACTTTGTTCTCACTGCTGGCTTGTCTGGCATGGGTATCCCTTCCACAACTGTTCGAATTGATGATTCGGCTGCTGATGGCGGTGTGTGGCGTTTCTCAAAGCGTGGCATCCGCGAAATGGATTTACCTGTCGTCATTTTTGGGGCGACCCGTAACGAAGTTGAAACTAACTTGCGTCGACTGTCTAACCTTCTCCGCGACCGTACCGGGGGGAGCATCCTTCGGGCTTCATATTCCACTGGTGAAGTGTGGGAGCTAACTCAAGGACATTACGTTGCTGGTGCAGAAACCACTAAGGGTGACGACGCCAATATGGCTTGGACTCGCTGGGTTTTGACAATGCAGTTTGCCAATCCTTACTGGATCCGTCAACAAGCAGAATCTTTTGCTGTTGGTGTACCTGGCACGGGCCGTTCGCTCATTCCTGACCTTGCAGAAATGCGACTGACTGGTTCACAAGCTATTGGTGAAATTGATGTCGAAAACTTGGGCGATGTAGATGCGTACCCTGTCTGGACTTTTCAAGGCCCGGCAGATTCTGTGAGCGTTACTTCACAGGATGGTTTGTCGTTTGAATATGCAGCCTCTATTGCTACGGGTTCAACAATCATCGTGAATACTGCCGCTGGAACTGTTGTTGACGAAGACGGCGTGAATCAGTATTCGAATCTTTCTGTCTCTCCCAAACTGTTTACTCTCCCAGCAGGTAACACTTCAGTGACTGTTGAGGCTGTCGGTGCAGATGCTGACACTCTTATTTCTCTCTACTACCAACCCCGTAAGGAAGTAGTCCACTAATGAACATCACTGAGCTGACATTTGAAGTCCGTGACGAATCTTTGAATCGTGTCGGACAGCTCCTCCCAACTGACCTTGTCGGTTGGAAGTCTGTCCTTCGCTTCAACAATGTCGGCTCTTGGGAGATTACTCTTCCCGCGGATCATGTTCTGGGTCTAGTTTTAGCTTCCCCTGGTGCAGGTATTTTGGTGACTCACCGAACTGCTGGCGTCATTTTGTCTGGGCCAACAACTGCTGTTGAGAACGTGTCGGAGTCTGGTGACCCTAACGGGGTAATGAAGATTAGTGGCGTGGATGACTCTGTCATTTTGGGTGAGCGTTTGGCATACCCTACGCCTTCGAGTGCTGACGTTACGGCACAGACTTCTGCCTATGACACTGTCTCTTCTGAAGTGGCCTCAACAGCCATGTATGGCTACGTAGAGCGCAACCTGGTCGCAGGGGTAGCTCCGTCTGCTCGAGCTATTTCATCGCTTGTGTTGGCTCCTGATACTGCTATTGGTTCGCTTGTTACTAAGTCGGCACGTTTCGACATCATGGGAGAACTGCTCACTGAACTTGCAGTAGTTGATGGGCTTGGTTTTGACGTCAAGCAGAACGACCTCGAGCTTGAGTTCTCTGTGTTTGCTCCTGTCGACCGTACTGGTGAGATCCGTATGGATGTCCAAAACAACACGTTGTCGTCTACTTCTTACGGTTACGGCGTTATGGGCTTGTCTCGTGCGATTGTTGCAGGCCAGGGCGAGGGGTCTGACCGTCAATTCGTTGAGGTTGACACTGCTGAATCTTTAGCTGCGGAGACTCTGTGGGGTCGACGCATTGAGACTTTCATTGACCAGCGCAACACTGCTGTTTTGGCAGAGCTGGAACAGGCTGGCTTGGAGGCTCTTGCAGAGTCCGGGCTGACTATCACTTCGATTGATGTTGTGCCTTCATCTGATACGACGATGCGTTACGGAATTGACTGGAACTTGGGCGACTCGGTCACTGTTGTGGTCGGCGGTCAGGAAGTTTCTGCTGTTGTCACTCAGGTGGCTTTGAGTGTCGAGTCTGACGGTGTCCGTGTAGGTGCGACTGTAGGTCAACCAACTGGTGTCGACTATGACGCTTTGGTGGCTAAGAAGCAGACCACTACGACTAAGCGTGTAAACGCTTTGGAACGTAAAGAGTCTGGTTCTGGTGGCTCGGCTACTGTGTCTGTGAATGTTGGTTCGACTACAACTGGCGCAGCTGGGTCTAGTGCTTCGGTAACTAATTCTGGGTCTTCGACTGCTGTCGTTTTGGACTTCACGATTCCTCGAGGCGCTACCGGATCTACTGGGGCCACGGGGGCGACAGGTGCTACTGGGCCAACTGGCCCTGCTGGCCCTACAGGGCCGACTGGTGCGACTGGTGCAACAGGCCCTGCCGGGCCTGCTAACTCTTTAGCTATTGGCACAGTAACTACTGGAGCATCTGGAACTGCTGCGGCTGCAACCATTACGGGGACAGCCCCAAGTCAGACTTTGAACTTGACTCTCCCTGCTGGTAATGATGGCGTAGGCACTCCTGTTGGTGCGCTTTTGCAGTATGCCGGGGCTTCTGCACCTTCTGGCTTCTTGCTATGCCAGGGGCAGTCACTCTCAACAACGACTTATGCGTCACTCCATGCAGTAATTGGTTACACCTACGGTGGCAGTGGGGCAAGTTTTACTTTGCCCGATCTACGCACACGCGTTGCTGTTGGCAAATCTGCTTCTGGAACATTTGCAACCTTGGGGGCGACTGGCGGTAATGAAACCCACGCTCTTACAACTGGTGAAATGCCTAGCCACTCGCACACAGGGACAACTGATTCCAGTGGAGCACACACTCACGCAAATACGAGCAACATTTTGTTCTACACCGGCAGTGGTGGCCAGTTTGGCTTGTCAGGTGGAGCAGCCCAAAACACAAATAACTCTTCTTCTACGGGTTCATCTGGGGCACACACTCACACATTCACGACTGGAACTTCTGGAAGTGGAACTGCACACAATAACCTTCAGCCATACATTGTCCTGAATTACATCATCAAAACGTAAGAAACCCCGAACACTATCCCAGCCCTTCGGGGCTTTTCTTATTTAAGGAGAACCATGACCCAGAGCAGTTGGCCTTTCGAAGGTGTAGACACTTCAGAAACGCAATACTCAAGACTGTTACGAAACATCGGACAGGGAGTTAACGGCGTACCAGGTGACAACAACCTCCTACCATACGCAGATTCTTCTGGCATGAATGTGAAAGTCAAAGTTTCTGGTGGATCAACTCAAGCAATTGTTCGCGGGCACATGTACCAGTCAACTGCTGAGGAAACTTTGACGATTGCTTCGGCATCAACTTCACCACGAATTGATGCTGTAGTTCTTCGTTTAGATCCTTCAGTAAACAGCATTGTGTTAGCAGTTGTTCAGGGCACTCCGGCATCTACCCCGTCAGCTCCAACGTTGACCCAAACTGATACTGCTGTTTATGAGCTTCTCCTGGGATATGTTGCAGTTTCTGCTTCTGCAACAACAATTAGCGCAGGTGATGTCACTGATAAGCGTGTATTTTTAGGCAATGTTTGGACTACAGCAAACCGTCCTGCACCAAAGCTTGGCCTTACAGGGTTCAACACCACTCTCGGCAAGCTTGAATCTTGGACTGGAAGCTCATGGGATGTAGTCACTCCCACATCGCTTGATGCTTCAGTAATTACTTCTGGCACTATCGACAATGCACGACTTGCAACAACGGCTATCAATAAGGGTGGCACTGGGGCGACAAGTGCTTCTGATGCACGCACAGCTTTGGGGATTACTCCACAAAACATCGGTGCTGCATTGACAGATCACCAACATGCTGCTTCTGCAATTACATCTGGAACTCTTGACTCAGCACGTATTCCAAACATCACTGTTGCTATGGGCGGTACTGGGGCAACAAGCGCAGCTCAAGCACGAGTCAATTTAGAGGCTGCTGTAAACAAGTCGCCAACTAACCAGGTTGGTGTTGGCTGGACTCAGTCAGGTGGCTTTAGAGGATATGTTGACGCAACAGACTTTGGTCGAATTGTGTTCTCTAATTCAAGCAATGAGGTCACAAACGCTGTAAACACTTCCGGATATGTGACTGCTTTAGGTTTTGCTGGTGGAGCCGATGGTATCTCCACAGCAGGTGGCGTCGTATCCGGTAACGGAATCTCTTCACCAGTGACATACAACCAAAACAACTCAGGCCGTGCAATGTATATCGCATCCAATGGCCTGATGGGAGTTGGTGGATCTTCAGAACGATTCAAAGACAACATCGTAGATGCAGAGATTGATACTGAAAAAGTCCTTCAAATTGCAGTGCGGAATTACTCCTACAAAAAGAGTTTTTCAGATGACCAGTCATTGCAAATTGGTGTGATTGCAGAAGAACTGCTCGCACTTGGCTTGAACGAGTTTGTTTTCTTTGACGCTGACGGTGTTCCAGACGGTGTTGCTTATGAAAAATTAGCTCTTGCGCTTTTCCCTGTAGTTCAAAATCAGGCAACTCAGTTGAAGTCAATTGAGGCGCGTTTAGAGGCACTTGAAAAGTAGTCACTGAAGGCATTATTCAGCACAAATATTAGAACTAAAAAGGGATTTTATGACCATTTATGACTGTCCAGTATTGAGCTGGCAAGACTTTCTCAACATCCCTAACGGTGAAACGGTCTACAACCACGGGGCTTCACAGTGTGTGGCTTTAGCTAACCTTTACAACGAAGGCGTGCTAGGCGGCGGATTCGTAAATGTGGATCAAGCCATTGACTGGTGGAGCAACGACAACGTGGCCGCAGTTCATGGGTTCACAAAGATTGTTGATGCTCCACAAGCTGGCGACATCTTTATTGGCTCGTATGGGAACTACGACCCTTACAACGGGCACATTGGTGTTGTCGTCCGTTCATGGGACGGCGCGACCTTTGGCACGATGGAACAGAACGTCGGCGGACAGTATGTTTCGCGCCAGATTCGCACAATGGCAAACATTGACGGTTTTCTTCGCCCAATCAATTCACCCATCCCAGCACCTGCACCACCACTAGCTGGCAACCAGCGACAGGCAGGAGCTGACGGGGCTAACCGAAGGGCAGAACCTTCCACCCAGTCACCAATTCTCGAACCTCACCTAGAGGGCGGCGAGATTGGCAACTTTGTTGCATGGATCCACGGGGAAGACCCCTACGGGGCAGGGCTTGACGTCTGGTTCCAGGGAGTATCTGGGAACTGGTTTTACAGTGGCGCGTTCACTGATTCCGGGACTCATGACCTTGCAGATGCCAACCCCAGCACTCCAGAGCCAGCCACAACCCCTGTTGAGGCAAGCAAACCAAAACCCAAGCCCGAAAATATCGAACACAAGGAGAAGCCAGTGGCGACACCATCAGCAACCCCGACCAGCCATGAAGAACTCAAGGCTGCTCTTGACCGCCAAACTGCTCTCGCATCCGGTGTGAAGCCAGCCGACCTCGGCTCAATCATCACTAACAACAAGGCACGCAAAATCGTGTGGGCTGTTTACGGCATCGCTGGACTGTTCATCATTGGCATCATGGGCGGTTTGACGGCTGCACAATGGATTGCTCCAGAATGGTTCATTTTCTCGACCGGTGTTTACACGGCTATCTCGCCAGCTTTTGCTTCTCTAGCAATGGCAAACATCGACACGAAGAAATAACGCCATGCCTGAGCCAACAATCAATGACGTCTTGGTAATCCTTGCAAGATTGGAACAGAAGATGGAAGCGGTCAACACCACATTGACCAAGCTTGAGCAGACAAGCGACCAGCATTGGAAGCGTCTCAACCAGCATGAAGTGGACATTGAACTTTTGAAACAGCGTCAAGGCCCTCGAGTTCACTGGTCTTCTCTTGTCGCCATGATTGTTGGCGCACTCGGCTTCATCGCCGCTTTTGTCACTTGGGTTGTAAAGTAAAGGATTTTCATGTCAGACATTGACCGCGCATCAAACATGATTGGCGAATACAGCGTTCCCGTAGATCCAATGGACGAGTTCGCTTGTGAGTCCTGCCAGTAGTTATCAGATGTGATAACAACAAAAAGATTCCCCCACTCAGATTTATTTCTGGGTGGGGGGCTTTTTTGTGTTTAGTAACAGCCAGCTGTCTTCATTGCTTTGTCAAGGTATCCCATGAGTTCAGCATTGTTGTGTCCTGTGCGTTCCATCGTTGCGGGGTTGTTTGCGTCTGCATTATCGAACTGTTCTTGTAATCCGTTACAGTCTTTGGCCGCTGTAAGTGCATCAATGTCAGCTTTGAGTGTGGAGCCGTAGTCTTCCCACTGCACTGAGTCTGTCTTTTGCTCAACAGCTGGAGCAGTCGATTCAGTTGTGCCTGAAGATGCTGAACAGCCAGTCAAGAGCAGTGCGAGAGCAATGGATCCGATTGCGAGTTGCTTTTTCATTGTGGTTCCCCCTTTTGTTGTTTTCATTATCCCTCAATCGCTCCCTGAAGTGGGAGGACTGAACTCATACTGTTTGCCATCATGTCAGCCATCTGAATGTGGGCATCAGGCAACAGGTGACCATAAACACCAATCGTTGTCGTAATAGATTCGTGACCCATGCGTGCCTGAATAAACGGCAAAGGCGCACCAGAAGCGACAAGCCACGACGCATGAGTATGGCGTAGGTCATGCACTGTAGGTCGCTTAGTGAGCGGTTTCGCGCCAATGAGCGCACACTGCTCGGCATCCATTGCTTTCTCCACAGCAGGAAGCCACACACGAGAACGGAACCCTCCCGGCCACAAGTGAGTCCCAGACTCAGGACTCGGGAACACCAGTTCATCATTTGCACCAGGCTCACCTAATGCAGTGACCAGTTCATCCCACAGCGAGATGGTTCGGACAGCTCGAGATGACTTCGGATGCTTCAATACGGGCGCACCAGTAGCAGACTTCTTCCAAGCCTTATCAATTCGGATCGTGGGCGGTTGCACATCGAAATTGATGTCACCCCACGTCACAGCGGTCGCTTCACCCCAACGGCAGCCAGTACCGGCAAGAAAGAGCAGGAAACGCTTGTAACGGTCGTCTGTGAAGTGCAGGAGCGTTGCAAAGTCTGCACGGGATAGAAAGACGCCTTCATGCTTGATGCCTTTAGAGAGCCTTGTGCGGAACGCCACATTGTTGGGAATGATGCCTTCCTCAACAGCAGACTTCAACACGGCCGACAAGCCTGAGTGATAGTTCTTCATCGTCTTGGCAGAAATGTTCTTGCCCTTATTGATGGAAGAGGACTGGGATTCTTGCCACGCCACCCACTTGCCAACGTCAGCCTTCGTTATCGCACTGAGGGGATAGTCGCCTAACACTTGCAGGAAGGAGCGTTCAGCGTTCGACATATACCCGGCACGCGTACCAGGCTCAATGCCAGTAATCAGTCCAGACTCTGGGTCGAGATAGCGCATCGTGTATTCGCGCAGTGTAGGCATGCCTACATCTTTCGACTGCCGAGCCTCCAGAACTGATCGTGCAGCCTCGCCACCGACACGGTCAACAAGCTGACCAAACTCTCGTGCGCCTTTTTCATCGAAGAAAGATTCTTGGCACATTTTTCCGTCAATACGGAACTGAACCCGCCAAACTACTGCTCCAGAGCTTGACCTGCGGGGAGTGACGCTTGCCATAAAGAGAACCTACATCCTGCCTACAAATGAGACTGTTATATCTCAAGTGTAGGTCAGAATGTAGGCAAAGACTCTGTTTTAGTCTTATTTCCCTTTATTTACATGGGGTGAGTAACGGGCATCGATTCATCTTTTGCGCCCATTTGAATAACGGAGAAAACCGCCTACTTCCGCGTATTTACGGGCTTTTATCCATATTTGAACAATACGCAAAAACACTCGAAAACACCCCCAAATGTAGGCACGCCTACATTATTTGATCCGGAAATTATGGCGTAACACGGTCTTGATAATGTCCGAGGCCACAGCTAGATTGTTATTCGAAGATATATTCGAATTTTACTTGGGGGAGATAGTTATGAGCGCGTCAGAAGTCACGGTCACAGAGATTCGTGAAAGGGGAAACGCGCTAGGCATGACTCCAGGGGAGTATTGGGAGACTGTCGTCTATCCCGCTTTGTCTGCTTCATCAAGCACAGAACCAGGCGATGTCCCAAAAACTTCACACAACTTGTGGAGGTAATAGGCAGTTGCTTCACGCTTGCCATTGATTACACGCTCGACTGTCGCAATACCTAAACCGGTTCGTTCAGCAATGATCCGAAAGCTGAGGCCACTTGCCTCATATTCTCTTCGGAGGATAGCGGCAACGGCTTGGCTGTACCTGTCGCCTTGCATGCTGCTCATGGTTTCCATTCTATATTCGACACGCCGAAACTACTTGCCTGTTTGATATCCGTTTGGATAGTGCTTAGTCTTATCCGTATGGATAGCAAAAACTTTGACAGACAACTAACACAGTCAATCAGAGAAGCCCGTGAATCAGCTGGGATTAGCCTGAACGCACTCTCAGGAATGAGTGGTATTCCATACGCCACCCTCTATCGCAAAGTCGAACAGGACTCCGGCTCGCTTTCAGCCCGTGACGTTCATGTCATTTCTAAAGTTCTCAACATCTCGGCATCAGACCTCTTCCCCCAGGTGAACGCATGAGCGACATCACAGAAATCGCGGTCGATGCAGACAGCCTCGCATCTTTGCTCGAGGTATCCCGCGAAACGGTCTATCGCCTCGCACGCACTGGCGACATCCCTTCCATTCGTGTTGGCCGCGTCTGGCGTTTCTACCCATCTGAGGTGAAAGCCAAACTCTCCCAGCCCATTGATCCGTGGAAGCAGTCGGCTCGTTCCCGTTCTGCTCGTAGACGGGTCGCATAAGTTCCGGGGCTGACAGTTCCGTTCCCCCAAACTTTCGCTGTCAGCTCCGGTCACACATAACTGAATACCAAAAAAGAGGAAACCCGCCAGCTGTAACTGACGGGCTTCAAATGAAAGGTCACCGCAATGACTATCCAAGAAGCAACATTAGCAACACCTACGAAACACCTTTATCGAACTGACGCAATCGACACCAGCGTCAAGGCTGCCGAATCCATTGACGTGACTCGTCTTGAGTCTCTTGTCTTGGCCGCAATCAAAGGCTCAGGATTCCGTGGCGTTACCCAGGGCGAACTTCTCGGCATGTTCGAGAACTATTCATACTCGTCCATCACTGCCCGCCCATCAGCTCTCAAGCGCAAAGGACTTGTCGTCGACACTGGCGAACGTCGCTATGGCGCAAGTGGCCGTGGTCAGGCTGTCCTCGTTGCGAAGGAGTACGCACGATGATGAACGACGCTCAAAGCTTCTTCAGTGGCAACGGTCAACACATCCTTCACGATGCTTTGAACCTCACCCCTGAACAGATTGAAAACGCGGTTGCGATGATTCGCGCATACTGCCCCAACGATGCAGAAGAAATCTTGCAGATGGTTGGGGTGAACTAATGGATCGCACAACTTTTGACGACCTCGTCTTTGCACCTATCTCTGCTGAGGATGCTGTCCGCATGCACGAGCCACGCCACTTGTCACGCGCTGACTTGCGTCGCTGGCGACGTAACGCATGGCTGAGAGAGTTTGACACTCAGCTCGCTATAGGGGGCATTGTCGCAGCCATTCTCGTCACGTTCTTGTTTGTTGTCGGGGTGGTGGTGTCACTGTGATCCGTCCAGAGCTTGCAAGCGCACCAGGCGCACCTAAAGCAGTTCGTGAGGCTTACGAGTCTTGGCACATATTCAAGACAGCGGCCCAGCAGGACGTCTTTGACAACTTCTGGGTCATTCAGATTTCGCACGAAACCTTGACCAAAGACTTCCTCACTCGTTTGCTGATTCGTGGCGGAACTGACCGTGACATTCGTTGGCTTATCGAAAACAATGCGATGTCGGCCGCCGACATTCACTTGTGGGATGCCGTTGTTGACGAGTTTGCAACCACTGCGATTGAAGAGCTGGAGGATGCAGAATGAGCCTCGCATTTATTGGCGGGTTCGTTCTCGCTTCTGTCCCAGCCGTATTCATGGGCATCAATAACGGTGCAACCGTTTTGGGTGTCATTGTGATGGCTTTTGCTGGCGTCTCTATCTTGAGGAGCCGAGCATGATTGCAGTCGACCGGTTCATTGCACGCTCTTCGGATCGTGAACTGTGGCTTGCAGCCCGACTTGAAGGCGTCACCGCTACCCAAGTCTCTAAAGCTTCAACCCCTGCCGGTTTCCGTGAAGTTATTGAACAGATTGATAACCCCACCGAAATCATCCCCAACGCTGTCATGGAGTGGGGCAACAAGCGTGAACCGTTTATTGCTCTTGAGTTGAAAGACCGTTTCGGCATCATGCCTAACGAATGGCTCATTGCTCACGACAATGGTTTGCGTCGCTGGCAGATGGCTACCCCTGACGGGCTGGATTGGCACAACGGACATCGCATCATTTCTGAAATCAAGACGTCTGGCAAGCCGTTGGACACGATTCCTATTCATTACCGCCGCCAGATTCAGTGGCAGTTACATGTGACTGGTGCTGAGAAGTGCCTGTTTGCTTACGAGTTGCGTCTGGAAGGCCCTGAAGGGTTTGTGCCTGGCTTTGATGTTCGCACTCAGTGGGTTGAGCGTGACGAGGCGATGATTGCGGGCTTGTTGCAGGTGGCTGAACAGCTGATGCAACACAACGTCTATCGCTCTTGGGACGAGCGCGAAGAGATGGAGGCAGAGCAATGAAATTTCATGTAATTGGCGATTTGCCTCACCTATCTAACCCAGATTTTTTGAAACAACGCAGCGAAAACTATGGGAACAGAATTTGCATGGCTATTCATTGCGGGCGTTCAACTGGAAAATTCTGGGGACTCTGCACCCGGCATAGGACTGTCCTGAACACTTATGGGCTTGATCCGGATGATTACGAAATGATGCGCATAGCTCAGGAGTATCGCTGTGGAATCTGCAAAAAGCATGAGTCAGATGCTTCCCGTGGGCGTCTAGTCGTTGACCATAACCACACAACTGGAGAAGTCCGAGGTCTGTTATGCCAGCAGTGCAATACAGGCATCGGGATGATGCAGGACAGCCGCGAATTAGTAAATAGCGCAACAACATATTTGGAGAGAAACAATGACTAAGCACGAATCTTTGACAGCGGCCGTCTCAGCAATGCAGGGTGAACTTCCTGTTGTAGAGAAGTTGAACAGTGTGAACGCTGGCGCACGGAAATACAAGTATGCCGACCTCACCTTGTTGACTGAGAAGGTCATGCCTTTGCTTGCAAAGCATGGGCTGGCTTTCATTGCTTTGCCAAACATTTCAGATGGCATCTTTGGGCTTTCTTATGAGCTACGTCATGAGAGTGGCGAGTCTGTTGCTGGTCACTATCCTCTGCCTAACTCGAGTCCTCAGGAGATTGGTTCGGCGATTACTTATGCACGCCGATACGCGCTGGCTGCTGTGACTGGTGTTGCTCCTGGTGGCGATGATGATGATGCTCAGAAGGCTCAAGCTTCTGCAACTAAGGCTCAACAGGTTGTTTCGGCTCCTGTGTTTGTGCCGAATGACTTTTACCAGCGCATCGAAGATGCTGAGGCTCTTGCAGGTTTAGAGACTTTGTGGAAAGAGGCGGTTGCTGGCGGGTTCTCTGCTGATGTGAAGGATGCAGTGACGTTGCGAAAGAAGGCAATCGCATGAGCAGTGAAAAGCTAGAAAAAGCAATTTCTGAATATGTCACTGAAACATGTGAAGGTCAGATTTCAACCAGTTGGGTTCTGATTACCGCATCAACTGATGGTGACGATGGAGACATTGCAATCTCATGGTCAGACGGTCAGCCTAAATATATTTCTTTGGGGCTTATTGAGGCTTCAAAAATCATTATCAAAAGCGAAGCATATTTTGGTGGTGATTCAGAATGACCCCGGACGACCTACGCACAGAAATCATGAAGGTTCGTGCAGACCTACTTCGAGGCCCTGACGCTGTCAGAACTGCTGAGGTTCAGGCAGAGCAGTCTGAGATTGCAGCCGAGAAAGCTTTTGACGTCGAGTTTCTAACTCCTGGACTGGATCCTAAGGAGACTGTTGAGGCGAAGAAGGCTCGGGCACGTTTGGCTTCTGTTGAGGCGCGTGAAGAGGCTGTGATTGACCGTGCGGCATATAACCGGGCGAAGACGAAAGTTCGCCAGTTGGAGACTGAGTTGTTTGCTTTGCAAGCAGTGTTGAAGTCCATCCAAATTGAGGGTGCTTGATGGCTCCCAAGATTGGCTCACTGTTTTCGGGCTATGGCGGGCTTGACCTTGCCGTGTCTGAAGTGACTGGTGGCGAAGTTGTGTGGCATTGCGAATGGGACGATGCTCCCAGCGCGATTCTTGCCCACCACTGGCCAGACGTTCCGAACTATAAGGACGTTTCAAAAGTCGATTGGGCTTCTGTTGAGCCGGTCGA